CCAGAAGATCACCGGCTTCCAGTCGGCGCCGGTCAAGCAGGAAGGCGCTGCCATCCTGTTCGACACCGCTCAGGAAGGCTACACGGCGACCTACGTCATGGAGACGATCTCGATGGGCTTCGCGCTCACCGAGGAAGCCTTCGAAGACAATCTCTACGGCTCGCTGTCGGCTCGCTACTCGACCGAACTTGGCCGCGCCATGCGCAACACCAAGGAAATCAAGGCCGCGGTGCCGTTCAACAACGGTTTCACGGCTCTGGCGTCCGGCGGTTACGGTGTCGGTGACGGCGTCCCGCTGTTCTCGACCGCCCACCCGCAGGTGGCCGGCCCGACCATCTCCAACCGGCCTTCGGTTGCTGTCGACCTGAATGAGACCAGCCTTGAGGCTGCCACCATCCAGATCGCCAAGTGGACGGACGATCGCGGCAAGCTGATCAACGCCCGTGTGCGCAAGATGCTCACGGCCGTCGACAACCAGTACGTGGCGACCCGCGTGCTCGATACCCAGCTCCAGCCCGGTACGGCCAACAACGACGTGAACGCCATCCGCGTGACCGCCGCTGTGCCGGAAGGGTTCGCTGTGAATCATTACTTCACAGATCCGGATGCGTGGTTTCTCCAGACAGACGTGCCCAACGGTGCGCGATACTTCAATCGAGTTCCAGTAAGTCAGAAGACTGACGGTGATTTTGACACTGGGAACGTGAGAGTCGCGGAGAGGGAGCGCTACAGCTTCGGATTCTCGGATTACCTAGCTATATGGGGAAGTCCGGGGGCGTAATAGCCGCTATACACAAACCATACAAAAGCGTATAAAGGCCGTCTCTCAAGAAAAAGGAGACGGCCTTTTGTCATATAAATCAGGTGTTTGCACAGTATGTGGGCGAGACAGGCGAATCGCCTCTAAGGGGTTATGCGGGGCGTGCTATAGTCGTCTGCAAAAGAACGGAACGACCGAGTATATACGAAAAGGTACCTTTACCCTTTGCACGCTAGAAGGGTGTAACAACCGGGCGGTGAGCCACGGGTTGTGCCAAAAGCATTCACAGCGTCTGCGAAAACACGGGCATATTGATTCGACCCGACCGGAGAGCTGGGGTCAGATTAACAAGCACCCGCTACTCTACCAGTGGAACCAGATTCACAGCCGAAAAACAATTAAATGCGCCCCCGAATGGCAGACTGATTTTCTTCGGTTCATAGCCGATGTCGGAGACCGCCCCTCGGAGAAACACCGACTGGTCCGACCGGATAGGTCGCGCCCTATCGGCCCCGACAATTTCCGATGGGAGGTGCCGTTAGTTACTAGGGAGCTTGGTGAAAGCGACCAAGACTACCAAGCTAGGTCGTCGCGTATCCATCGCGCGGTTAAACCAGAAGCATACAAACGCCGAGAGTTACGGCGGCGATTTGCGGGGTTAACGCCTGAAGAAGTACAGCGCATATCGGAGTTTCAGGACCGCCGGTGCGCCATTTGCGGAGAATACGAAACTTCGGTTCTGTGGGAGCGGGTATTGTCTCTTGCTGTCGACCACGAGCATCGACCCGGCGGAAAAGTTCGAGGATTGCTATGCCTGAAATGTAATCGGGCGCTCGGGCTGTTCAAAGACAACGCGGTAAACCTGTTGAACGCTATAGCGTATTTGCAGGACTGCCCTACCGATCAGCTCGCGCGGGGGCGGAACATATGGGCCCCTACGCCTCTTCGGGTTCTCGATACCCGGCTCCAGCCTGGTACGGCCACCGACGAGCTTGACAAGGACGCCATTCTACCCCAGACGTAACCCTGCTGGCTTCATCCCTCCTCCCTTGTCCAGCCTGCCGTCCCTCCCCTCGGTAGCACCTCGGCCCTCCCGCAGTACGGAGGGCCTTTTCTTTTCCACGATACCGGCCTACAGTCCGAGCTCCGACGCGCCGTGGGGTACCCACTCCCTGGTTCTCTCCAACTGCGGGCGTCCTCAAGGAGAACTGGCCATGGCCACCACGAACTTCCCGAACGGCGTGTCGTCATTCGGAATCCCCATCTACGGCGCCCAGGCGGGCTCCGCGCCCCTCACCGGTACTGTCCTGTTCGTTGACACCGTCAACGGCGTCGACGCCGGCACGGGCAACAGCCCGACCTACCCGTACCAGACGCTCAGCTACGCGCTGACCCAGGCGAGCGGCTACACGACCATCTACGTCATGCAGGGCAGCACGGTCACCATCTCCAGCGCCACGGCGCTCACCCTCAACGTTGCCAATGTCGCCATCGTCGGCCTCGGCACCGGCGCCCAGCGTCCGGTGTTCGCCTACACCACGGCCAACACTGCGGCGATCCCGGTCAGCGCCGCCAATGTCACCGTCCAGAACATCCGGCACACCGGTGGCTTCCTGTCGATCGCTCGAGCCTACACCGTCACGGCGGCTGGCTTCACGCTCGACGGCTGTGACTTCACCGACGCCAGCGGCGTGCTGAACTTCCTCAACATCATCAACTGCACCGGCGCGGCCAATACCGCCGACCGCCTGACCGTTACCAACAACGTCTGGAACGGCCTCGGCACCACCTCGGTGAACAGCTTCGTGCTGACCGCCAACGATATCGACAGCCTTACCTTCTCGGGCAACACCGCGAATCTCGCTACGACCACCGACGCGGCGAGCGGCGTCACCGTCACGGCAGGCATTCTCACCAAGGCGTCGATCGCCTTCAACCGAACCTATCGCAAGAACACCGCCACCACGGCCGGCGCGCTTGTGAGCCTCGGCGGCACGACCTCGACGGGCCTCATCAACAACAACTACTGCCTGACGCTCGACGCCTCGGCGCCGCTGCTGTTCACCGCGACCACGGGCCTTGGAGCTTTCGAGAACTACGTGTCCGGCGCGATCACCCTCTCGGGTCTGCTCACTCCGGCGAACGCCTAAACCATGTAGGGCGGGGCTCGTCCCCGCCCTCCCTTCAAAGGAGACCAGCATGGTTTACAAAGCTCTCGACATGGACCCGCCCGCGGTGGACGCCGACGGCATTGCCAAGGCCCAGACGACCGCGGGCGCGGCCAACCTTCTGCTCAACGGCGATCAGGTGGTCGGCGGGGTATGGAACATCTACACGATCGTCACTGGTGGGGCGTATAGCTCCGGGATCGGCGGAGCCAGGATCGCCATCGACAGCGCCGGCGATGTTTCCAGCGTTATCTTCACGGTGACCGGCACCGACCAGGACGGCATCGCCCGAACCGAGGCCATCACGGGCGTGACCACCACCGAGGTCAATTCGGTCATTTTCTGGCAGACGATTTCACGGATCGCCGCCAGCGCGCAGGTTGCCTCGAACGTCAACGTCGGACCGATCGGACAGATCGTCAGTCCGACCATCGCCCTCAACTGGCGCAACGATTTCGCCGCGACCTTCAACGCCTCCGGCGTCACCGGCACGCTGCAGTACGACATCGAGGAAACCGCTTCCGACCTCGGCGCGGCCACGGACCCTTCGACTTTGAGCTGGGCCGTGTCGCAGTCGAACAAGACCGCGGACCTCACCGGCTCACTGCTGAACTACAGCACCGCGGCACGGGTGCGCTGGGACAGCTATTCGTCGGGCGCCGAGATGCAGTTCTACATCCGGCAGAACGATTACTGACGGGAGGTCGTTATCTCGACCAGCGGAACGACTATCTGGGACTTGCCCTTCACCGACGCGATCGAGGAGGCGTATGAGCGTGCCACTGGCATGGAGGGCGGGGCTCCTCGAGATGGATATTCGATGCGCTCGGCCCGGCGCTCTATCAACCTTTTACTGTCCGATTGGTCCAACCGTGGAATCAACCTCTGGACAATAGAAGAACGTTCTATAGCGCTCACCTACGCTGTAGGCGAATACGACCTGACCGCGGTCTCCGGCAACGACATCGTCGATGTGATCGAGCAGGTCGTACAGGTCCCCCCGACCGTCTCTGGCACGAATGTCTCTCGTCTCAGCGTGAACCGTGTCTCGATCAGCACGCAGGCGACGCGCACGAACCCGAACTATCAGGGGCGCCCGACCGAGGTCTGGTACGACCGTCGCGTTGACGGCGTGACAGCGCACCTCTGGCCGCTGCCCGACGCCACTGGCAGCTACACGCTCTGGTACACGGTTCTGCGGCGCATGGATGACGCGGGCGCCTATACGAACACCGCCGATATGCCTTATCGGTTCTTGCCGGCCTTTATTGCCGGATTGGCGTTCTATATCGCCCAGAAGCGGCAGCCGGATAACCAGGCGCTGATCGACCGGCTCGAGGCCGATTACGAGAAGACGTGGACGCGCGCGGCTGAAGAGGACCGTGAAAAAGCGCGGCTTATGATTGTTCCTCGGAGTAGCTCTTACCGAGTCTGGACGCGATGAGCGGTGGCAGAATCTCGCCGCCGTGGGCGCTCGGCCAGTGCGACATATGCGGCCTCCATTATCGCCTGAACCAGCTACGCGCGGTCATACTCGACCAGCGGCCGACGGGCAGCAAAGCCTGCCCCGAGTGCTGGGACGAGGACAACCCGCAGCTCCAGCTTGGCCGAATGGGACCCATTTTTGACCCGCAAGCTTTGACCGACCCGCGCCCTGATCTCAACCGGCCCGGCTCCACTTCGTACTTTGGCTGGCTCCCGATTGGAAATCCGATCACGGGCTATATAACTTGCGAAGTGGGCAACATCACCGTCCTCGTGACATGACCGCGGCCCAGTGCTATCTCTCGACAACCGACAACGGAGGCCAGCGATGGCGAACAACGTCTCTAAAGGCATGAAAGCCGCCATGAAGGGCAAGGGCAGCACCCCCAAGATGACCGCCGGCGCGGCGGGTGGTCTCGGGCGCATCCAGAAGTCCGCCGCCGCCGGCGGCAAGGGCTCAGCCAATATCCGGAGCACCTGACCATGCCCTTCCCTCCTTCGCGCAGCATGGGCCCGAAAGCTGTGGGCCGCGTACCCGCCAGGCCCATCGTCAGCACCGCGCGCCCCAACGACATGCGTGTCGCGCCTACCCGCCCGAGTGGCATGGCTGTAGCCCGCCCGATGGGCGTCAAGCCGATGGCCTACAAAAAGGGTGGACCCGTGAAAGGCAAAAAGAAATGATGACCAACGACCGAGGCCGGGGCGGTACCGGCCCGCGCAAGGACGGCAAGACCGTCGGGCGCATCCAGAAGTCCGACGCCGCCGGCGGCAAGGGCTCCGCCAAGATCCGGAGTACCTGAGATGAAAAAATCTGCTTCCGGCGGTCTGTCGTACAGCAGCGCCGCTACGCCAAAGGGGCCCAAGGCTCGGCGCCCTGCCTCAAACGAGGCGTGGAGTTCGTTGGGCACCCAGACCCGCGCTCAGGCTGACCGGACGACCGCCGAACAGATGCGCGTGGATTCGAACCGTAGAGGTTGGGGCAGCGCTAAGCCAGGAGCCAAGAAATGATGACCAACGACCGAGGCCGGGGCGGCACTGGCCCCCGCAAGGAAGGCAAGACCGTCGAGCGCTACGGCATCAGCCCGCAGCTCGCGCCGCCGCGCCTGACGGCTTCCGACAAGGAGTGCCTGAACTCCGAGATCGTGTCGCGTCCGCAGGTCGCCGCCTCGAAGCGGATGAAGTAAGCGCATGACGACTCTCGCTCAAATCACGAGCGATATCGAGCTCTACACTACTTATTCAGATCCTGACTTTGTTGCGGAGATACCGCGATTTGTTCAGGCGTCTGAAGAAAGAATCTGGTTTTTTGTACAACTCCCGAATTTTCAACGTACCGTTACTGGTACGTTTACTTCTGGAAATCCATATCTCCAGCTCCCAGATGACTTCCTCGCCGCGGCCAGTTTGGCAATCGTCACTCCGGTGACCGGCGAGTATGTGTACCTTCTCCCGAAGGACACGACCTACATCCGGGAGGTCTACCCGATCCCGGCCACGACGGGTTTTCCAGCGGTATACGCGCTGTTCACAGCGGACGAGGACGACACCACGATCCTTGTCGGGCCTACTCCGGCCGCCAGTTATGTGACGCAGCTAGGCTACTACTATCGGCCGGCCAGCCTCGTTGATCAGCCGACAGGGACATGGCTTTCCATCAACGCTTACGATACGCTACTTCAAGGGGCGCTTTCGGAAAGTGCGATATTTTTAAAGAAAACCGCGGGCATAGACAGCATGGGCGACACCTACGAGCAGCGCTTCCTGGTCGGGCTGCAGGGCCTCAAGAACCTCGGCGAGACGCGCGACAAGAAAGACACCTATCGCAACGGCGAGAAGCGAGGGCGGGAATGAGCCTCAGCGTCGGCACGACCTTCGAGAGCGGAGATGTCGAGGTCATCGCGACCAGCGGGCGCGGTCTCAACCCCGATGAGTTGACGAGGATGCTCCTCCCCAAGCTGATCTACATCGGTCCGGACGTCCCCGCCGATGTGCGCGCCGCTGGTCAAGAGCAGATGCACCGCATGGAGATGCTGCTGAAGCACTACTTCGCGCAGGCGCAGCGGTCGCAGAACACCTCGGTCTATAACGTCCTCATGAATGCGGGCCACGAGAGCGCCGCCGAACTGGTAAGGAGCCTCTAATGGCGATCACGCAAGCCTTCTGCACGTCAGCCAAGGTCGGCATGCTCAAGGGCCTTTACGACTTCACTAACACCACCGGCGATGTGTTTAACTTGGCGCTGTTCCGCGCTACGGCGCTTATCTCCGGCACCTTCGGCGCGGCGACCACCAACTACAGCGATATGGGCGCCGACGAGGCGAGTGGTACCAACTATTCCGCCGGCGGATCCGCCTTGACCAATGTTACCCCGACGAGTTCCGGCACGACTGCCTACACCGATTTCGCCGATCTGGTGTTCTCCAACGTCACCATCACGACCTCGGGTTGTTTGATATACGATACGACCGTGGGCAACGCGGCGATCGGCGTGTTCAGCTTCGGCGGCGACAAGACCGCGACCGCCGGCGACATGACCATGATCTTCCCTACGGCCGACGCCAGCAACGCCATCATCCGCCTGGTCTAAGGACCCCACCGCAGCCGGGAGGCTCGCATGAGCACAACCGGTTGGGGGCGCGGCGGCTGGGGTCTCGGCGGCTGGGGCACTGGTACCTTCGAAACGGTCTCGCTGACCAATGTCAGCGCGACAGGCACACTGGGCGACATCAATGTCGTCATCAATGTCATGGTCATGCTGACCGGCGTCGAGGCGACAGGCACCCTCGGCGACATCGACGCCCGGGGTGGCGCCAACGTCAGTCTATCCGGCGTGACAAGTACCACTGAACTCGGTAGTATCCTTGTCTGGGGCCTCGTGCCGCCGGGCCCTCCCGGGAACTGGGTTGTCGTTCCAGCGGGTCCGGGCGGCGGGTGGTCGCAGGTCGGTTCGGGTCCAAGCGGCGGATGGACGCCTGTGGTGACGTAATGAGGGCTCTCAATGGCTAGTACATACTCTCCCGCCCTCCGTCTGGAGCTCATGGCCACCGGCGACCAGTCGGGCACATGGGGCGATACCACCAACACCAACCTCGGCACGCTGCTCGAGCAGGCGATCACCGGGTACCTGAGCGTCGCGCAGGGCGACACTGCCAATCTCACGCTGACGACGACCAACGGCGCTTCCGACCAAGCGCGCAATGCGGTGATCCGCATCACCGGCGCGCTGACCGCAACACGTAACGTTGTCATCCAGACCGCCGCCAAGCTCTATACGATCGCCAACGACACCACCGGCGGGTTCTCGATCGTCGTCAAGACCTCCGGCGGCACAGGCGTGTCGGTGCCCCCCGGCGCCATGGTCGATGTCTACTCCGACGGCACCAATGCCGTGCAGGGCGCCAACTACTGGACCGGGTCAATTGGGGGCATCACCTACCTCGATGCCGGCGCGGCAGTCGGTCCGAATTTCGATCTGTTCCGCGATTCCACTTCTCCGGCGGCGAACGACATCCTTGGGCGAGTGACGTTCAATGGCCGCGACAGCGCGGGGAACAAACAGGAATATGCTTCTATCGAAGCGGTCATTGTTGACCCGACAAGTACGTCCGAGGACGCTTCACTCGACACGTACGTAGTTGTTGCAGGCACGCGCACACTAATTTCGTCCACGACATTAGCGGGGGATACCTCAAAGGCTTTTATCCCGTCGGCGAGCACGGTCCCGACCAACGGCATGTATCTGCCTGCGGCGAACACGCTGGGATGGGCGATTAACTCTGCCGCGGAAGTGCAACTTACGGCCACGGCTCTTTCGCCAGCCGCCGATGGCGGGTCTTCGCTTGGCACGACCGCACTGGGTTGGCAGGACCTGTTTTCGAACACCGGGTTCGTCTGGAACATAGAAAACGGCAATTGGGTCGCGACGCACACCAGCGGTATCCTGACGGTAGGCACAGGGGATCTGCGCGTCACCACGGCGGGGACCAATACCGCCTCGGTAGTTACGGTCGGCGGTACGCAGACGCTGACGGCCAAGACGTTGACCAGTCCGGTGATGTCGAATCCGTCTTACTCCGGCAATCTAACCGTTGGAACATTCAGCCTCACTGGTGCCACGCGTGGCACCAGCGTAGACTATACCACTTACAGCCATTCCGGCACCGGCACAGGCCTCGAATTTGTCTTGGCTGCGTACAATGCCAACGGTCTTGTCGGAAACATCAACACCAACGGCACAACGACAGCCTACGTCACGTCATCAGACCAGAATCTCAAGACCAACTTCCGTGACTTCGACGCAGGCGCGCTGATTGACAATCTCCACGTCTATCACTTCGACTGGAAGTCTGGCGGGGACGGCTACGGCGTCAAGGCTCAGGAAGCCTACGAGGTGTTCCCGGACGCGATCACGCCTGGCTCGCCGCAGGACGAATATGGTTCGGCGGGCTATCAGAATTGGGGGGCGGACTATTCCAAATTCGTGCCGCTGTTGCTTGAGGAAGTGCAGGCGCTACGCAAGCGCGTGACCGGGCTCGAGGCCGCACGATGAATAGACGCCGATTGATTGCGGGGCTTTTAGCTGCCATCGCGGTTCCGGGGGTGATGCCCGTGACTGGGCGCGGTCCTGACACTCCTTCCAGCACAAGCGCTGACTTTGTTTCGGCGTTCTATAACGCCAAGGGTCTTGTCGGGAACATCCGTACGAGCGGTTTAACGACCGATTATGGTTATACATCTGAGTCCCGATACACGAGGGATTTTCAATGATGCGGCTATTGGCGGCAATGGTAGCATGGGTCGCACTAACGGCGAGCGCATCTGCGGCCACCCTTGAGCAGTTCGGCGGTGGCTTTGCTGTAGCCGATAACTCCGCTGCTTGGTCCGCCGCAATGGCCTCCCTCCCGGCACAGGGTGGTACACTCACTTTGGGGTGCGGCACCTATCGCACCGCGGGCCAGCTGGCGGTGTCGTCATACATCGAGGTCGACGGCTGCGGAGGCGAGGGCGCTACGGTTATCGACTGCGCTGGCATCGTCGCTACCGTGCCTTGCATTTCCTCCACTGGCTACGGCTTCCGTATCAACGGCGTGCTCATCGTGGCGCCGTCCGGCCCAGCTATCGCCGTGAGCAATGCGGCCTTTGCCGAGATCGAGGATGTCGGTGTTCAGGACACCCGCGCGGCGGACGCCAATGTGTGGGGTCACTCGTGCATCACGCTCGCCAACGTGTGGGAGAGCAGCCTTAAGGACATCCGCCTTGTGAACTGCCGCACGTTCGGCCTGTCGGTCAGCGGCTACAATACCACGCTGGTCGCCTCGCGCGTCTACGCCAGCAGCCCGGTGAAATCGTGCATCATGCTCAACGGGCTGACCTACGCCCACTTTGACACGCCGGCCTGCGACAGTTCAGGGGATTATGCCTATTGGGTGCGCAACTCCGGCGCGGTCACTTTCACCTCACCAGGCGCCGAATATGCGGCAAAAGGCATGTTCCTGTTCACAGCATCGACCGCCGAAGGCGCCAGCGCGACTGTGAAGGATGTGCAGGGTGTCGTTATCGAGGCGCCTTTTTCGTTCGGCAACGGCTATTCGCAGCCTTACTATTCTTCGCTGATCGAGGCCGCGTCGCTCAATGGACGCCCGATTGACATCACCGTAATCGGTGGCATGGAACACACGTCGCCCAACACTCTGTCGATGCTGCTTTCGGGGGCCGGGGTCCGCGTATCGCGCATCGGCGGGACGTGGAAGGGGGCTGTGTCTGCGACAGGCGGTGCCGTGTTCGCAGCGCTGTTCTGAACACAAAGCCACCATGACCGAACCTCTCAAGCTCATCTTCCGCCCCGGCATCAATCGCGAGACCACCGACTACGGCAATACCGGCGGTTGGTACGACATCAATCTCGCGCGCTGGGTGAGCGGCACGCCGCAGTCCATGGGCGGCTGGCAGAAGTTCACCGCCGACGTCGCGCAGGGGACATTCCGCAGCCTGTTCCCGTGGTCGACGCTCGCCGGAACACGGTTCTACAGTGCGGGCACCAACCTCAAATACTACCTCGTCTACGGCAACAGCCTCGTCGACATCACGCCGATCCGGCGCACGGTGACGCTCGCTAACAACCCGTTCGCCATCACGAACCTGAGTTCCGTCATGACGGTGACCGACGTCGCCAACGGCAGCGTCGTCGGTGACTTCGTGACGTTCTCCGGTGCCGCGACGATCGGCGCCAGCAATGTCACCGCTGCGGTGTTGAACACCGAGTACCAGATCGTTTCCATCGTCGATGCCAACCATTACACTGTCACGCTGCCAGTGGTTTCGGATACCACCAGCGCGGGCGGAGGTGGCGCGGCTGTCGTCGCCGCCTACCAGATCAACGTCGGCCTCGACACGTCAGCACTCGGCGATGGCTGGGGCACCGGGCCGTTCGGCAGTGGAACCTGGGGCGAAGGGTCGGGCACGTTCACCGAGACCGAC